TGCTGTTCTTTACGGCACGGCATCGCGTAACGAGCAGTATGCTAGTGTGGTAAACAGCGACGGAACAATGGCTGTATTCCATTCCGCTCGTGCTGAGGGACTTGCAGGCTGGTCATTGTGGAGCATTAATGGTGCTAGTATTGATTCGGTATGTGCGATTAACAATGCATTATACGTTTCTGTATTGCGCGGTAGTTCGTATACCTTAGAGAAATTTGCGTCTGATGACTCTCTATCTCTAGATAGTTCCAGCGCATATACTGCTGGATCTCCGACTGCTACGTGGACAGTAGCCGCTCGTTTTAATAACCAACAGGTTTTTGTATTTGGCGATGGTCAATATCTCGGCTCCTATACAGTTAATGGTTCTTCGACACTGACGTTGGACAATGAAGTATCGCAAATTGTAATTGGCTATGACTATACAGTTGAAATTAAAACGCTGCCTGCAAATGTAACGATGCCAAATGGATCGATGATTGGTTTGCCTAAACGTATTAACCGCGTATTTCTTGGTCTTGATTCTACATTGGGCGTATCTGTGCAGGGGAATAGGTTGATATTGCGCGGTGTCACCGATGACTTCTCTCTTGGAATAGCACCGTTTACTGGTATCCAAGATTTTTATTTACTTGGTTATGCCAAGGAAGCACAGATCACTATTACGCAAGCTGAGCCATTACCAATGCGTGTGCTTGGTATGAATATGGAGGTAGCATTTTAATGTGTATTACTGCCGCTATTGCTGCTGCTGCCACTGTTGCTGGCACTGCAACGTCTATTGGAGCAACAAACGCTAATGCTCGTCAACAAAAACTAGCTCTGGATATGGAGCGAAAGCAAATGCAAGAGGAACGTGAGGTTGCTCGTGCGCAAGCCATAGAAGCTGAAACTGAACGAGTGGCTGAGTATGAACGTACCCGCGCTGCAAATATTGCTGCCTTAGCCGCTACTGGAACGCGCAGTGAATCATTCATGCAAGGTATTGAAAAGGCAAATGAGAAAGCTTTGTCACTTGATCTTGCAAATATCCGAACTGGTTTTTTACAAACGGATATTGCTGCTCAACGTGGTATCCGTGTCAATCGTATGAATCGGCAGGCTGTTGGCATTGCTGCTGGATTGCAAAAAGCTGGCGCTATTGCTGGTGCTTTTGGTGATCTTGCAAAAATTGGTGGTGAATACAAAAAAACTAAAACGGGGTAAGAATTAGTGGCTATCGAACCTTTCCGTCGTAAAGTAGGCATTCCTAGTGCGGCTCCGCTTGTACCTGTTCGCACTATTGCTATGCCTGATATTGGCGGGCAAATTGCTGCCGCGGGCCAAGCGATCTTTGCGGCAGGCGAACCTGAACGCCAACAAAAAGCTATCGAAGCTGGCGAAACTGCGGCTGCACAAGTGCAGATCCGTCAACCTGATGGCACGTTAATTACCCAAACGCCTGAGGCCAAAGGCGGGATTATTTATCAGCAAGCCTATGACAAGTTGGTGCGTGAAAAATATCTGACGGAGTTTAACTTTGATCTCCAGCAAAAGCTTGACGCATTTTCTGCTGAAAACTTTAACGACCCAAAGAAGCTACAAGAAGTTGGACTCGCTCATATTGAGGGTGCGCTTTCGACTGTGCCTATGGAATTTCGTGATCAAGCTACTGAAATTGCTTTTCGTGAAGGGCAGGAGCGATTCCGTACTGCGTTAAACTCTTATACTAGTCGCCAGAATGCTAGTTTAATTCAAGGCACAATTAAGTCTATTCGGAACGATGTACAGCAATATTCAAAGCTTGCTACTGATCCAAATGCTGATCCTGTAGAAAAAGCTAAAATCAATGATCGCATAATTGCTTTATCTGGAAGATTGCGTGAACTTGGTCAGTCTGATGTGGAAGTAGATTCAATTCTTGAAGACATCCAATTTGATATTGGAACTGCTGACGAGTACACGCTTTCCGTTCAAAATACTCCAGTCGTTATGGATTGGGCCGCAAAATCAATAAGCGTTGAAGATTTGAGTCTCACGCTCAATTGGCTTGATGGTGTAAATACCACAGGTACTTTAAGCGGTACTGTTACTGGTGGCGTTCAAAAAGTTGAAGCGACACAGGATTATGTTCAGAAAAAACTTAAGGCTCTTTTCCCTAAAGTAATTATTACAAGTGGTGAACGTGCAGCGAATCATCCGCTTTCTATACAAAATCCAAAGTCTCCTCATAATGTTGTTAATGGTGGCCGTGCAATTGATGTTGCGCCTATTCCGGGCGTAACTTTTGATGAGTATGTAGCAACTCTTAAAAGAGCTGGCATTAATGTTGTGCAGGCGATTGATGAAACTACGCCTGAAGCCATGAAAAAATATGGCTCTACAGGGCCGCATTGGCATTTTTCTTTTGGGCCTACAACAAATGAACAAAGCGTAATTAAAGATGGCAAGGCTTCGGAACTAAACTTTTTTAGTTTAAATGAAATGTTTCCAAGCGCAAACGTGCGTTCTAGTTTGCGCGAGGCTATCCGTATGCGGATCTCTGAGATTAATCGTATAGAAGCGGAACGTGCTGCGGCAGAACGTGAGGCTCAAACACAAGCTAAATTAGACGCAGTAGTTGGAGCTATTATAAATAGCACAGATCAAGGCATTTATAATTACAGTCCTCAAGAAATAAACGTCTTGAACACTTCGTTTGAGCAAAGCGTAGAAAAATTTGGCGGCCTTAACTCCCAAGATGGACGGGCTGCTGGTATCGACTTTCTTTCTAAATATGCTTTTATGCCGGATACAATGAAGGGATGGTTTACTTCTAATCTTCGCAATCCAAATTCGTTTAAATCTGCTTTGGATTTTTTTAATTCGGTTAAAAATTTAACTACACAAAGTGGTTCGAACATGGGTGATGTGCTGGTTGATTCCCTAACAGGGAAAGATCGCGCTATCTTTGATGCTGCTTTGAGTATGCAATCTGCTGGCACAACAGACGCTGTTATCGGAGCGCAGATTGATAATATTCTAAAAGGAAAAAGCTACACTTCTACTGAGGCGCAAACTCAGGTTAATGCCGCAATGGGCAAGGATGCTTATCGTAAATCTAAATTTACAGTCCTTAAAGAATTGTTTGGTGTTGAAGGCATTGCACCTAAAGACTTGAGCAATGCTTATGATCAAGCTTTTGCTGCTAACCTTAGCGCTCTTGGAAATAACGTAGAGGAAGCGGTTAAAGCTACGCGCACCCAACTTGGAGGTTTATCTGTAAAAAATCCTATTTTCTTAAGTGGGGTTGGCTACAAAAATCTTTATTCTAAAATTGGTGGATCGCCCAAAGCATTTAACACGATTCTTCATGCATACCTTAAAACATTAACAGTTAATGGTAAGCCTGTTCTACGAAAAATAGATCTCGGAAATGGACGAACAGCTATTCCTGTTGTTGGTGGGCCAAAGACTACTGTTAAAATTTCTCCATTTGATGGAAACGTAAATGGAGTTGGTCGCTATCAAGTTTATATTTATGATTCTGCAAAACCAAAAGTACTTTTACATCGACTTGTTGTTGATTTTAGCCGAGATCTAAACAATCAGATTAGCGATTATAAGCTTCTGCAAACCCACAATGCTATGGCTGATGCTCAAGCGGCTGAGGAAGCAGCGAGGGAAAGACTAAAAACAGATGAAACTGTTGCTCGAGGACGTTCTCGCCCTACTTCTCCATTCTAGGATTTTAAATGCCTGAAGCAAAATCTTTTATCCCATCTAGATATACTACGCTGGTTTCTAATGTTGTTCAGGAACCTGAAAAGGAGCGTGGGTTCTTTGGAGACATAGCTGATAGTTATGCCTTGGGCATTTACGGACAAATTAAAGATCAATTTGATCGGTATGATAATTATACTGAGCGTGATCCCAACTTTGATCCATTGGATAATATTCCTTTGGGCTATGCACAATATGCAGAAGATATGCGTTATGCTCGAAGCAAAGAAGAGTTAGACGCAATTATTCAAAACATTGATGAGAATAACGAAATACGAAGAAGGCAAGAGGATTACTCGTTTGGGTATAATCTTTTAGTAGGTGCAATTACTGGGATTGTTGATCCAATTAACTTGATTAATCCAAGTATTAAAGGCGCAACATTTCTTGCTGGTGCGGCAAAGGGCGCACTTGTTTACGGCTCGTTAAATGCTGGGCAAGAAATTATTCGCAATGAACTTGATCCCACATCTACTAATGTTGAGACTGCATTTAATATTGGCGCTGGCTATTTATTATCTGGATTAGTGACGGGTGCCGCTGCGTTTTTTTCAAAGACAGATCTTGAAAAAACAAATTTAGATTTTGAATCTTATAGTCGCGTCAATGCAGCAGGCGAAGCTTATGATCGCACAATCAGTGCCGTAGATAATTTAGCTTCTGTAGAAAGCCTGCGGTTTGGTGAGCAAGATGTTAAAATTGTTTATGGCAATACTGGGAAGTATGATGCCACGGGCAATTACATTGCTGCTACATTTCGTTCTGCCGATGCTGCTCGTGAATTGGCTAAACGCGGTAATGTTCAACGCCCTGCTGATGATATACTAAACGATGTAATTCCTGAAGGCGATGTAGTTCGTGGCCCTGATATATTGCCAGATGACGAAGCAGCTACAGATTTAATTGAAACTGGCATAGGTTCTCAAAGAACAAAGTTCACACTTGAAACGCCAACTCAAGAAGCGCCAACTCAAAAAGCGCCAACAGGAAAGTTTACGCTTGAACCAGAAGGAACACTTGCAGCAAAAGCTATGCAGGATGAAGTTGTTTCTGATCAGGTATTTGAGGACATTATCTATATTGATGATGCTGCAATCCTTAACACATTTGACGATAAGCCATGGACTAAACCTCGCGTTCCCGGCGTGGAACCTTTGGCAGAAGATGCGTTTGAAAACCCTGCTGAGTGGTTAAACTTTGTAGTGCGTCATGAACTGCACCACAAAACAACTAAGCGTCTTCCAGATGAAACCAAGGCTGAGTACGAAACGCGGATTAATCGACTAGCTTACGAAGATATTAAAGCTGGCAAAACTCCTTTGTCTCCTACGGATAGTTTTCTTGAAAGGGTTATGCTTGCCCCTACCCCACAAGGCGAAGCTATGCGCTTGGCCCCACGCAATACCTATGTTCATAAGGCACTGCAAAACACGGCTGGCGATATGTCAACTACCATGCTTGGCAATCGTGTAGGTTTGCCAACTACTCCGGGCGGCTCTGTGTTCCAAAGAGCGCAACGCTGGTTGGTTTCTAACTATGTGCTAAAGGTAGCAACTGACGCTGCTTACGTTAAATATGTTACGGGCAAAGCTGGCGGCAGTGCAACAGGCAATGCTGCTGAATCGTTTAAGATTGGTCTACCTTTTGTTGGCCGCGCAAAGCGCACTGGCAAACTATCGCGCTCAGAGTTTCAAGAATATATTGGTCGAGCAGCGCAAACTGACAGACGCTTTGAGATGCACGGCAAGCCCGTTACGGATGCTGAACATGATACTATCATGGAGGCGGCAACTGAATTGCGTAAATTATTCCGGCAATTTGGCGATGAAGCCGAAAAGCTAGGTATGTTTGAAGTGCAAAAACGTATCAGCAGCGACATTGAAAGGCTGCGGAACAGTATTGCTCGTCGCACAGAAAAGCTTGATAAGTTTACCGGCGATTTGCGCACAAAGATCCAAGCTGAAATTGACGAATCTGAAAGCCAGCTAAATACGCTTGTTCGTCAACAAGAAGAGATGCAGGCAAATCCAATTATGCCTAGCCGTGAGAAGTATTACTTCCCACGCATCTATGATCTAAACAAGATCCGTGCAAAACGTGATGACTTTACCAGTATCATTGCCTCTCACTTTGGTGGCGATGAAGCTGCGCAGGGACGGGCAAAAGAATGGGTTGATAAATTACTAAATGGTGGTGGAGAAGATGACTTTGCACCTGCCGCTGGTGGCCCAATTAACACTTTGTCTCGTCAAATTACTTTGACCAACGAAGATCTAGCAGACTTTATTGTTTGGGATTCTGAGATTGTCATGGGCGTTTATTCACGCCGCATGGGAGCAAGCATTGAAATGGTCAAGGCATATGGCTCTCGTATGCAAGAAGACTTGATAGATGATATGGTAATGCGCTTGCGCGATGATGGCGTAAAAGAAGATCGCATTACAAAAATTGTACGCCTGCAAGAAGATATGCGGGATCGCGTGCTTGGTCGTTTCCATGCAAAAGATCCAATGAGTTGGGACAATCGGGTAGCGCGTGGGATTAAAAATTTCGCAAACATTACCCTCATGGGCAGGGGTATTTATTCGCAGGTAACTGATGTTGCCCGTGCTTTAGCCATTAATGGATATGCTCCTTTATTTAAAGCACTGCATACTGCAATGCGTGGTGAGGTTCGTGATCTAGCTACTGGGCGATATGCTAAGCAGGCAGGCGAAGCTTTGGAATTGGTCAATGCTCGCTGGATGGCAAGCTTAATTGAGAATGATAGTGCTTTAACTGTTACGCAACAGACCGCATTAGAGCGCGGTTTGGCCGCAGCGCAGTCACCATTTTTCCGTTATAATCTTATGAACCCATTCACGGTAATCTGGAAAGATTTCACGGGTATCATGAGCAGCCACACTTTAATCGATGAATCTATTACTGTTGCTAATGCAATACGCTCTGGCAAAACGCTAGAAACGCTTAGCAAAAGCGAAAAGCGAATTGCTGATCGACTTGCAAGTTTTGGAATTGATGTGCGTAGCGCACAGTTAATTGCTGATATGCCGTTTGAAAAAACAGGTGGTGATCTTTACCTTGCGAATATTGAAAACTGGACTGGCCGTAGCGGTGCTAAAGCAAAGGAAGTTTTCCTTGGTGCATTGTCCGGTCAGATACGTTCTGGTGTTGTAACTCCCGGCCCATTGCAACGTGCTAACATTATGGATGGCGTGTTTTATGTAAAGGGCAAGCGTGTCGAACAGCCATTGCTTAGCCTGCCGTTTCAATTACTTTCGTTTACTTTGTCTAGTTCAGCCAAGGTTACGCACTCAATGCTGTCTGGCAGAGATCGCAATCGAGCAGTAACTCTTGCATCTTTGTATATTGCTGGGATGTTTGCCAGCTATTTAAAATCTGGCGACAATTGGGACAAAAAGACTTGGGAAGAATTTGCTCTTGAATCTTTTGAGAACAGTTCAATTGCCGGATACTTAACCGACGTTTACAAACGCACGGAAGACCTCACAGGCTTTGGCCCACGCGCCGCTATGGGTGCTTATGAATTTGGCGAAGACACTATTTCAGATGAGGTTGGTGCGGTGGCCGGGCCGGGCGTTGGCGTTATTGCTGGCGCTATTGAAGCTTTTGTAAACCCAGATCTCGAAGATCAACGTCGTGCTGGTCTTGTACGCCGTGCTGTACCATTTAGCGGTATGTGGTTTTGGAGTGATACTATGCGTGAAATGTCAAACTGGGCTGCGGACGCAGGCTGGATTGATGGCCCTGAACCTGATCTTTCTGATTTTGAAGGAGAAGGCGTGGAAGGTGCCTAATAGATTAGTCCATTGATGTTAGTGCAGTAAAAACTGCAATAGGATAGCGGAGATACCTGATGCCGATTCTGATTAACGATAACACTGCACGAGTTCAATACGTTGCCACTAGTGGGCAGACTGTATTTATTGTGCCTTACGAGTTTTTCGAGGTTGGTGATCTCAAGGTTTATAATGGTAGCGCGTTGCTGACGTATAATAGCAGCCCTTCATCTGCATCGCAGTACTCCGTAACTGGTGCTGGCGTTACTGGTGGTGGCTCTATTACACTGGGTTCGCCGGGAGCGACAGCAGGCAATATTATTACTATTGTGCGTGATATTCCTATTAAGCGCATTACCGATTTTCCAAACGCTGGCCCATTTAACATTCAAGCTTTGAATGCTGAACTGGACAAACTTACTGCCGTGCAGCAAAATCTGGAAACAGATCTTGATAACCGCGTTATTCGTTTGAGTGACTCTGATACACCAAACACTTTGTCTGCAATTCCAAACAAAGCTGCTCGTCAAAATAAAATTTTAGGCTTTGATGCACAAGGCCAGCCTGTGGCTTATGATTCAGCATCTTTTGCTACCTTGGCTTCTTATGCTACAGCTTTTGCTGATACATTTATTGGCAATGGTAGCACCACTACCTTTACATTAAGCGGCGATCCTGTTGTTATTGCGAACCTCGACGTTTCTATTAACGGCGTAACGCAGGTTCCGTTTACTAATTACACCCTATCAGGAACAACATTGACAACTGCGGCTGCTGTGCCGAATGGTGCAGTGATGCTTGTTAAGTTTAAAGAGGGATTGCCAAACTATAGCGGCGATTCGCAGGATGTAAGATATAATCCTAGTGTCTCTGGATCTGTTCAACGCAGTGTGAAAACCAAGCTGAAAGAAACTCTTTCCGTCAAAGACTTTGGCGCTGTTGGAGATGGTGTAACTGATGACACCACTGCATTTCAAAACGCTTGGGCTGCATCAAATCCGCAAGCTGTATTTGTTCCTTCTGCGTCATACAAAATAACTGGTACTGTTACTGGAAAGTTTTATTCCTTTGGGGCTGTGACAATAGTTTCTGGAACCGTAACATCCATTACCAATTTAGTTCCATAATGCTAACATTCTAAAGTAGGATAATCCGATGTCACTTACCAAAGTAACAAACACGATGATTGCGGCATCTCCTATCCGCCCTCAGGATTATGGAGCCGTTGGCGATGGCGTTGCTAACGATACAACTGCTATGCAGGCTGCAATTAATGCGGCTATTGCACAGAAAACATATGTAGAATTAAACGGCGCTTTTAAATTTGGTGCTTTAACTATCAATGGCAAGTGCAGAATTACAGGCACTAATGGGCGTACATCCATTACTGCCATTGCTGGCAACTACGATATGTTTACGATCAGTGGCAATGACGTCACGATTGAAAATCTTTACATCGATGACACTGCGAAAACTGGTGGCTGGGACTTTACCCTTGCTTGCGGCACATCGACGATTGAGCGCATCCAGATATTAAACATCAATACGTTTTATAGCTTTGGTTTTGCGCGTGATACTGGAACCACTGGTGTTCACGTTACTACTCGCGTCACGGAATGCCAAGCTCGTGGTCACCGTGGTCATGGCATTTACTTTACGCGCCCGTTTGCGTTTATTTTCTTGACGCAAATCTCGATTGATTATGTTGGCATGGGATCAGCAGCCAACTTCACAGGTTTTTATTTCAATCCAGCAGGTATCGGCGGCGGCGCTGGCGGTCTGGTTATGGACGATTGCGACGTTCTCGGCACGATGGGCGTCTTCACCAACGCCAACCAGCGCGGCTACGACATCCGCAACACGGCAGCGGTTTGGATGAAACAGTGCCGCGCAGATACTGTATGCGAGATCGGCTTTGTCTTTGATACAATCACAGGTTTGCATCTTGTAGGCACTACTGCCGGACTATGCGGAAGCCACGGCTACTACTTGACCAGTGTTATCAACTCTAGCTTTGTTGGCATAGAAGGCTTTGGTCGCAACTATCTAACTAGCCCACCCGCAGGCGCTGATGGTATCCGTTTCGTATCTGGCTGCGGCGATATTGTAATTACTGGCGGCTATATGCGCGACTTTACTGGCAACGGTTTTTACAAAGTTGCAGCGCAAGCTGGCCCAATTAATATTGGAACTATGCAATTGATTGCCAATACGCTGCGCGGTGCTGCATCGTCTGGCAACAGCCCAGTGTTGCTAACAGGTATTCAGTTTCGCGGTAATGTCGCTGGAAACTATAGCTTGGGTGGTAACTCTGACTATCTCCAAGCTTCGCAACTCGACGCAACCACGGTGGTCAATGTTGGCCCCGGCCCTATTACTGGATAATCACATGGGAACTATTGACGAAACTCAAGCGCAACTCAACACGCACGAGGAAGTTTGCGCATTTCGCTATGACAGTATTTGTGCTCGATTGAAGCGTCTTGAAAGCATCGGCATCGGCGCTTGCGGAACCATTATCTTATTGTTGATCGGCATATTACTGAACTTAGTTCAAAAGGGCGCTGCGTGAAATCTGTGCGCCCACCTTGGTTAAAGGTTGCCTATAGTTTTTTGGGCTTGCGCGAGGTTGTCGGGCCTAAGCACAATAAGATTATACTAGGCTGGCTTGAAAAACTTAAGGCTTGGTGGCGCAATGATGAAACGCCTTGGTGCGGTGTGTTTGTAGCGCACTGTATGCAGGAGGCGGGTCTTCCTTTTCCTAAATATTATATGAGAGCAAAAGCTTGGGCTGATTATGGCTCATTGCTGCGCCGTGATAGACTTGCCTCTGGAGCGATATTAGTCTTTGATCGCGCTGGTGGTGGTCATGTTGGATTCTACGTTGGCGAAGATGCTGGACATTATTTTGTTCTTGGTGGAAACCAAGGCAACGCTGTTAGTGTGATGAAACTTGGCAAGTCTCGGCTTGTCGCATCGCGCTGGCCTTTTGGGGTGTCTGTAATTGGCAAGCCTGTATATATGGATGGCGGAATAGTTTCCGTTAATGAAGCATAAGGAAAGTAATATGAACCTTCTATCTTGGTTATTAAACCGTTTGAAAGAACCAAGCACCTATGCTGGCTTTGCTGGTTTGGCTTTGGCATTTGGTCTTTCTGACGCTGAATGGGCTGCTATCTCAGCAGCCATAGCTGGTATAGCTGGCGTAGCCGCTGTATTCTTAGCAGAGAAGCCAGCCGAATAATGAAGTTCCTGACGTCCTTGCTGGCTTTAATCGAGAGGTTCTTTGCCTACCTCGATAAAGCGCGTTGGAAGCAGCAAGGGCGTCGGGAAACGATCAAGGAAATGAACGATGCCATTAACAGGCAAATTGCACTTGGCGAAGCTGCCGTTGTTATTCCTGATCCTGAGCGCGACGAGCGGTTGCGTAACAGATTTGACCGAAGTCGCTCCAGCAAATAGCTATTGCACCATTGCAAAACCCATCAGCTACGATGCAACGCAAGACACTCCTGAAACTGTGGCAGAAATAGAGCTACATAACAGCGTCTTTGTTTGCTTGTGCGAGGATGATTGTCCGAAAGGCAAGTAAATGCCGCCGACCATAACCATCGACGAAGAGTTATATAAATACTGCACCCCTCGGCAGAAGCAGGTTCTTGAAGCTATAGAACGCCTTGGCAGTGCTAGAGCCGCATCCGCTGAATTAGGAATGAACATAGGCGGTGCAAGCGAAACTTATATTGCCGTAAAACGTAAGGCTGCAAAGTTTGGTTATGCGCCAGAGCATGACTTCACTCGCCCTGTGCCTGATGGCTTTATCGCCAAGGGCGTAAGCACCTATTACAATGCTGAAGGCAAACCATCTGGGCAATGGGTAAAAGCATCACTCAGCCATGAAGCTCTTGTAGACGCTATGAGAGAGGCAATCGAAGGCTTCAAGGGTGATATAGACCAAGCAAGCCCTATCGTTGCCCCTGTGGCTTCTGACGAGCATCTATGCAATCTTTACACGTTCACCGATTACCACCTTGGAATGCTGGCATGGCACAAAGAAGGCGGCAACGATTGGAACATCTCTATTGCGGAGCGCACAATCATTGCCGCGCTGCAACAGATGATCGAGCAAAGTCCTAAAGCGCATACCGCAGTCATCAATATACAAGGCGACTTTCTGCATACGGATGGCAAGACGCCAGTGACGCCAGCATCAAAACACGTTCTAGACGCTGACAGCCGATTCCCTAAGATACGCAAGTCCGCGATCCGCGTCATTCGATCAATGGTAAATATGTCACTGCATCGGCATCAAGAAGTGCATCTAATTATAGCTGAAGGCAATCACGACGAAGAAGCAAGCGGCTGGCTGGCTGACTTGTTCTCGGTGCATTACGAAGAAGAACCTCGCGTCACTGTCAATGATAGCGTCCTGCCATTCTATGTCTTTGAATGGGGCAATACGATGCTGGGCATCCATCACGGGCATAAGGTAAAGAACGAGAGCCTACCGCTTTTGTTTGCCGCCCAGTTTCCACAAGAATGGGGTCGCACGACACGGCGCGAAATACACTGCGGCCACCGCCATCACCGCGATGAGAAAGAGTATAATGGTGTGACAGTTGTGCAACACCCCACGCTGGCGGCGCGTGATGCCTATGCTGCGCGTGGAGGTTGGATTGCGGATCGAGCCGCTTGGGCTATCACATACCATAAGAAATATGGAGCTGTTGGCCGCGTTATGATAACGACTGAGATGCTTGAAGCAGACTAGATTTACTCAACGAAGCGCAAACCAAATGTCCGCAAGGTATCTTGCCCGTTCTCAAAATCCTTTTTTTCATACAATGAACCACCACAACATTCGGGATCGCTACATGAATTGTCGCCCAAGTAGCCAAGCATATCAATGCAAGCATTATAAAGCGCATATAATTGATCAATATTAATATTCCGCCATTCATCGGTCATTTGCTTTCCTTTAGTGCTGCGAGAACGATTGCAACGTCTCTACGCCATTGCTGACGGCTATCGCTATCAGGGTCTAAATCCCATACGCATCCATTGGATTCGCATAACGCACGTTCGATTGCATCGGTCTGGGGCGGAAGGGGTGGTGTCACCCCAAAAGCGGCTAACCATCCTTCAGTCACAGCAATCTCTCAATCTCAATACCTCGCCGGATGCCCTGCTCTACGAGACGCATCCAAATGGTGTGATCGTAATCACCAATAAGATAACGCGTCCCGTCATCGTTGTCCTGCTTCTGTGCTTGCTCGGCACAGATTTCCCGTGCGGCCAGTGTGATTTGTTCGTCAGTCATCTGCTAACACCTCTGGGGCTGGCTGCAAACCTTCCATAAATTTTGCCCAAACTGCTAATGCACCCACCATAAATGGGCCATCGTCTTGTTCACCACTTTTGATTTGTCGGATAAACTCTGGGTTGCCATGCGTTTTCTCCACATGATCAGCAACCACTCCTCTAAGTTCTGTCAATGTCACTTGCTTCTCCCATTAATATTAAGTGCGCCTAGCCATTAAACGCCCAACCAAAATAACGTCTTTCCCCAGATCTTCTGGAGGATACCCTGCCTTCAACATGGCGACAATCGCTTCTAATGCTTCGGCTGCGGCTTCTGCATGGTCTGTCATAATATCACTCCCAATGTTCATTTCTTTCTATGGCATCAGCCGCCATCTCCAAAGCTTCGGTCATCCAATATACGGCGACATAATCATATTCTGCACCTTTAGAATAAATGCCTTTGCCAAATATCTTGTCTGAACTGCTGCGCAAAAATGTTAATATACGCTGCTGTTCTTCTAAACTATCTTGGCAAAACTCCGTATCTGGTATTGGCATCAGCTTCTTCCTTTTTGCTTTCTGCCCATGTCATACCATTGGCTCGACGTAGCGGCCATGCACTATCCGAACTGGTGCGGCGATTTGGATTTGGTCGATGAGCCAAGATAAACTTAATGTCATGCTTGCTCATGTTGTTCTCCAGCAACGAACCTCTTGGGTTTTGCGGTCAATCCGCACAGTAAAAGTGCCACCATATTTTCTGGAATATGCACCAGCGGCACTTCTCAGAAGTTTGGAATCTTCAATTTCAACCACAAAACTATCCCCTACTTCCATTTCTGGAAAAGGATATATACGTGGACGTCCTTTATTTGGGCTTTCCTTTGGCATTGGTACGTTTTTTTCTATTTCGAAAGTCATTGTATTCTCCAGTAAAAGGGCGGGGCAATAACCCCGCCTGCTAGATTAAAAAGGAACTACGTCGTCGAGGTCATCCGAGTTATTAGTAGGATCATCAGCGACAAATGGAGATGATGCAGAAGGTTTACTATCGCCGCGCTCTCCCATTAAAATCATCTTGCCATCAAAGCGGCCAACAACAACTTCAATAGCTGTCTTTGCAGTGCCATCTTTGCCTTGATACTCGCGGACATTTAGTTCGCCCTCGATGTACACCTTGCTGCCACGGGTTAAATATTCCTGTGCAAGCTGGGCTTTCTTACTGTCAAAGACAGTGATGTCCCACCATTGCGTGAACTTTTCACCCTTTACCACCTTGTTGGTGGCAAGCGAAAAACGGGCAAAGATATCGCCATTATTTGTTTGACGGATCTCAGGGTCACGACCCACGTTACCAATCAACAGTACCTTAGATAGCATTACTCAACTCCTTCTTCTTTCTTGCAAAAGCCTGTCGGCTTACATTGACTCGTGCCTGATCCACCTTGGATACGGCATCGATGATTGAACGATAATGGCCTAGCAAATTGTCTAGTCCCTCTACTGTTTGGGCAATCTCAATTTGATCTACAAAATCCTGCAATGCAGCAATGTTAGGATCATCGAACTTTACGTTTTGATCCATGTCTGGATCATCTCCAGTTTCAAGACCCAGCGTTTTAAGAAGCGCATATTTTACTGCATATGACATAGCTTTACCCGGCCCCTTATCTTGGTCATCAATCCCATAACCAAAAGTTTCGACATTAATAAAATCTACAGGCTCATCGATATTCACAAACCGAATAGTCATAGAACATTGTGTACGGTTACCTATCTGCTCATGCTGCACACGGATTGGGTAATACACTATGCCTGCTTCAAGTAACGCAGGTCGCACTTTTGCTGTCACAACATCGTGACTTACGATGCTGTAACGCATTCCCTGCTTCTTATCCTTTTGGATATAGGTTACTTTTTCCATGGCCTTTGCCAGTCGTTGATGTAAATTCATGCGTTAAACTCCCTGTGTTTCCATACGATAGCACCTCTGCCACTTGGCATTTTGCGGCGCTGTTCTGTTGGCACAATCATGCCACTCTTAGTTAATTCTGCGCGGCGACTGCGGTATGTTGAACCATGATTCTGGAATGCATTGCCCAGTTCATAGTCTGTAAACCCGCGCTCACCTTGATCCCAAGCATACGCAAGAACATCTTCTTGGATTAATGTAAGGCTATCGATTATGCTCTTGGCAGCATATTTGCTGGTATCTGGATCGTGCAGGCGATGTAATTTTTTTGCATCAATCATGTCTCCTTCTCCTTCCTTAAACTTAAACGACCACGGCGATCACGGCGGACGATGATGCCGCTGCCGAATGCTTCGGCGGCATCGTCCGGCACGAGAGCCTTAATTTCCTTGGCTTTGTCTTCATTTATTTTGGCAGGCTCGATGGTATCAAGCCACTCTTGTGCCAACACAGGCCATGAATTGGTGGTGGACATATCAACTGAGCGCATATTATCGATCAGGATTGTCTTAGCCAACGCCTCCGCTTTTTCGGAGGCTGCGGCGTTGTCTTCTGGTGGGACTTTATTTTGTACGTGCCACCAAAAGGACTGCTCAGCAGTGATAAGCTCGGCAATGTAATCATCATCACGAGTGACAGTGCAATACTCAGGCTCATTGTTGCCAAAGATGCACGAGAAGTAGCACTTATCTACCTGAGCCACAGCCATGTAATGCTGAAGCTGCGCCATATAATAGCGAGCTTTCTCACGCAGGTTAGTAAATGATCCAGTGTGTTTGCATTCTAAGAAGGTTCCCTCACTAGAAATCCAGCCATCAAGATGACCATTCATGAACGTGTATACTGGATGCTCTCGGAATGTATCTTCTGTTACAGTAAGCCCAGACTTCATCTCAAAAAACTTCTTGTGCAGTGGCTCGGTCAAGATCCCAAGCTGCACCTTGAACACATTGCTCAAGTCTTCGGGCTGCGTAAGCCCAACCTTTTCATTGTATAATGATAGCCAGTCTCCACGCATAATGCGCGTAGCATCACTGCCACCAATTCCTCTGGTACGATCCATGTCTTTCTCCTTTGTTGTGTTATTGTTTGTGTGATTTACGACGTTCTGCGGCGTCTGTAAATTCTTTTGTTGCATATTTTAAATGATTATAGAACACATCTATATCGGTACGCCCATCCTTGGCTGCTTCAATAAAGTCGGCAGGCAATGGAAGGCGCGGCCACTTGTGCGTTTTGACAAGACTCATGCAGGCGTATTGAAATTTATAATACGGCATATCCTGCAAGGCATAGAAGTATAACTTTAATCCATCTGCCATAGGCACAGAGCATTGCAGCATTTCAGCAAATGTACGCAAAGCATCTGCTATCTTCTCACGGGTGACAAGTGGTAACGCTTGCTGCGTAGAGGCGAGAGCAAGCGTTAGCTCTTGCGCACCCCCTTCAATTAGATCCAATGATATATTTCTGTCCTGTTCCAGTCCCCTGTATTCCGTCTGTGAAAACGCTAGATTGATCAAGCGCCTCACTGAGTCGTTGATGATTGTCTGAAGTTCGGCTGGTGTTCCGTCGTGTTTTGGCATTGGCAAACTCGACAGATCTTCGTATCCAATTACGCCACGTTGCTCTCCAGTCTGCCTTTTGCTTTCCTTCGGCAATCCAGTAATCACGGAACCTATCTGTTTCATTATCGATCTCACTCTTCGTTAGGGCAGGAAACTTCATAAGCGCCCAGTTAATCTCCTCGTCACCGACATTCCAATCTGAAGGCAAAACGTGTTGACGCGCACCGCGTTTCAGAGTGGGTTGTATCATTGGTGTATCTATAAATGTATTGGAGGAACGTGGTTCAGGGGTGGGCGGAACCTCGTTCAGGGGTGGGGGGAACGTAGTTCCGGGGTCAAGTGTGAGGTGATACAAGTTTCCCTTGCCGGGTTTTTCTTGTGTATCGACAAGCCCAAGCTCTTCCAGATTGCGAATTACTTTTCGCAAGCCACGCTCTGATAGTGATGTCTTGTTTGCAAGCTTGGCAATCGAAGGCCAACAGATACCCTCATCGTTTGACCAATCAGCCATAGCTATAAGGACTAGCTTTTGGGTGGATGTCAATTGAACTTGCCAAGCCAAGTTCATTAGTCTAATGCTCATCGTATCGCACCTCTCCTCCTTTTATTTAGGTGTGGTTACTCTCTCTCCTAGCCTTAGGCCCCGCTTCGTGCGGGGTCTTTTTTATCCGATGATGCCTTCCCATTTGGCTACATCTTTGGCTGGTATCTCAATGATTTTAATATCAAAGCAAGCTTCTACAAGTTTCTTTTTTATTTTATAAACGTCAGTTATCATGCCTTTAACATCTTCTACCACAGTCTTTATTGTGTGTCCACGATCATCGATGACGCAGTATTTAAAATCAGATCGATAAGTTGTGATCTTTTGATTCCTTACAACGCATTCATAAGGTGGCTGAAGGATCAGGTTTTCGATCTCACCTCGTTCTTGCATTGCTTTCAATTGCAGGTAACGTGTGCCTTCTGCTTTTGAATGGAAGAAGATTCCATCAATGCGCTCACCTGCTGCATTGTATTTACCCTTCCTCACTCCAACCTTTCCAGCACGGCCAGCAGTACCACGTTTTCGCAAAGTCTGGGGAGAAGCTGGGATCTCTGGTGTTACCGCAGACTTGGCAGACTTTGATGATGGGTTCAGGGTTGGTTTTTTTCTTGGCATTTTGATACCTCTTGCGCAATGATACGTACTCCTAGTGCTTTAGCCCAGCACATAAAGAAGAATGCTCCGGGCAAACGGGCTTTGCTTTCCCATTTAGCGACCATCGATTCTGAAACCCCAATCATCTGATCTAAATCTGATTGGCTGAGTGAAAGTTCTTTTCGCCTTGCGATTAAAGAATCGATCAGTTCATCATAAAAGACAAGCTCACTTGGGCTGGCTTTTAATGTGTGTATCCGTTTCAATGCAGCCTTTCCATCGGCACTGAGCCAATGGAAAGATAGCATTTCTTCTTTATCAGACATCTGAAAGTATACTACCAGCTATGCGTTCGACAGCAACACGGGCATCTTGATGCTTGAGGCCACGCGCATAAGCGGTAGCACCAGTAACAATATCCCAAGGGCTGCGCATAGGGCGTCCTTCATCTGCATTATGAGCAAGCTTAATAGCCTGTGCTTGGTTCTTCGTAAACCTTTTGATTAACACTGCGTCAACACGCTCTTCGTCTAGGTAAATAGACTTGGCATTAGCGACAGCATCTACAATAGAATGGTTAGATGCAGTCTGTAATGACTCAAGTGCAGGCATTATCTCACTGGCCCACCGATGTGGAGCGTTGAGCGAGTGACGAATCGATACCTCTTTGTAGCCATGCGCTCCCCATACAATGCGGTTGCTGCATACATAATCAAACAAGAAGGTTCCGATCTTTAGTGTCGATGAACCGACCTCGCTATTCTGCACAAAGAAACCACGCGCAAGCAAACCTGACTCTCCATTGCGGCGATCAGGAATCTCGACGCGGTTCTTTTCATCGGCAAGAAACACAAACATATCACGATCACCAGCAAACAAAGTGGTGTTATCTTTAGTTATCGTAACTTGTTTGCCGAACTCACCGGGAACAGTGAACTGTGCATCAGGGCCGCTGCCAAAGTTGCGAACCAGTGCGTCCACTACATCAGCATTCCAAATGCGACCATAAGTAGGGCCAGTTACTGCGGACAGTTGGTCTTCTCGTGATAGCCAGCCCACCTGCTCGACCTTGCGCTGTGCCATAGATTGATTGAGGCAATCGCTGACCAGATCGCTTGGCAATGTACGCATATAAGATGCAGGCGCACCAACAAGTTGGCATAGCTGACCAAAGGCCCAGTGACTAGGCGCAGTAACTCGATCATCATCCATCATGATAGCAATAGATCGAGGGTCATCTTCTACGGGTGCTATGGACAAATTGCGGTTAGCAATTGTTCCCATCTGTGAGATGATACGTTGCCTGCGTGTGAATGCAGCCATATCATCGAGGGAAATAAATCGTTCATCATCAGGACGCTTAGCCCATTGTTGATGCGCTTGTGTAAGTGTAGTCATTGTTCTCTCCTTAGTTAGGAATTATTATAGGTTTCCAATCACCTTCATCACCATCTCCAATCGAATAAATGTCTTCACGATTGTAAGCGTTGATGTCAGGATCATTTAATCGCAATAGCATTAACATAGTTTCTACTGTTCCATTCCAATGAAAGTCACAGTCAAATGTTTCGCCGTTCAGTGCGCCAACGATTTCATAATCGCCATCACTGCGCGGCCATGCGAAGGTGATGTGGTTTGGATATTTACGCACGGTCTTTTACCTCATGCTGTAGCAGATCAATGCTGAATACTATATTTTCTCGACGATAAATTGTTTCGTCATTCTCGCTATCGTAACAGATAGGTTGAACGAACTTAATTAATTCAAGCACTTGTTGCACCTTGTCGATAGGTACAAGGAAGCGTTGATAACTAATAGACATTACAACATAATCAGTCTTCTTCATTTCTCTTCTCCAATAAATCGTGGAAGCCAAGTCGCCTTGCTTCCTCTTCAAGTTGACGCACTCTATGTCGTGCGCGTTCTAATTGTTCAGGCAGTTGCCTGATTCGGTACATTAATTTTTTAATATCTTTTTCTTCTGCATTCATCAGTGTCTCCTGATTGCATCTTGGAGGTAAAGGATTTCAGTACGCAGATCGTCGATCAAAAATGAGAGGTTGTTTTCTTTTGCAACGGCTAAACAATTAACCATCGTTTCAAGTTCCTCTGCTATCTCAGCAATTTTATAATCACGTTCTGCAAAGCGGTAAGCTTCTGGCTGCATATCAAAATCATACAACACTGCCTTCATTTTACTCATCTTACTTTCTCCTAGTTAAACATATTTTTATTTTTATATGCTCTGTTAAACGCTGGTTGGCAAGCGATTTAGCTGCGGCCAGCGCACACCACTTCACCCTTTAGGGTAGGCGGAAGAAAAAAAAGGTGGGGCCGAAGCCCCCGGAGTTATACCTCCTTGTTATTCTCTAGATTGCGGACAACAATCCAAAGCATAAATACGATGTTGATGAAAACGAATGCCTCAAAGGGCAGGATGTGCGATATATCCATGATGATTCTCCCTAAGGAGGTGGCTTACGCCACCCCCTCCTCTGCTGCTGCTGATACGCCACCTTCGCGGATAGCTTCTACGTCAACGCCGAAGCGTTTGGCGGACTCAAGCGCGGCGCTTTGGAAGTCCTTACGAACTTGTGGTTTATAAGTTGGGCGAGTGAAACGCTCACCTGTGTGCTTGAGATGTCCTTCTTCAGCGACTTCCAACAGCGCATTGAGCGTAGTGACCTGCGTTTGCATACGGTCTGCCCAGTCAATAGCGCGGACTAGTTGTTGCTCACTGATTTCGTCACCACGGTGAGCACGAGCGGCAACGCGAACTCGTTCGCTTGCGAGGTCAAGCTGTTCTGTAGATGACTGCAAAGTCAAGGCGGCTGAGTAGCAGATGCCGTTGAAGAATCTCCGTTGAGCATATGCGAGTGCATTGACCTCGATCTGTTCACCAGTATCACGGTCTGTTTTTATCATTGGTTCAGTCATGAACTCAGCGATGGTATCGATTGCTTTTGTAAGTGCATTAATAGTAGTCATGTTACTTCTCCTAGTTGGTAACTTCGGGGCTATCCCGAAGGTGGCCCTAGCTGAAAGGGCGTTCGTGGTTCTGGCGCAAGGCCGCACCGCAGGTGGGCCTGCGTAGCAGGTTGCCTTGTGACAGGTTCCGAACCCCTGTAGGCAGGGACAACTAGGGTAGACCAGAAGGGAGCAACGGAGACGCAACCTGAGCAGTATGGCACTTACAAAAGCAATCGGTGCCGTCTCTTTTATCAGTCTTTATCAGTACTTATAATCAGTCCATTGACAGGTCGAAGAGGTCTGTCGTACCTCTCGCGCGCGGAATACTTAATGACAAACGGAGCTGCCTTTGCATGGTTAATGTAGTGAAGCCAATCGAGTCTCCTAATGGTGCTCTCACTGAAATGCAGGATCGGTTTGTAGATGCTTATGTATCCAATGGCGGTCGCATAGAGAAGGCTGCTATCGAGGCAGGTTACAGTGAGACATCTGCTCGTACCTTAGGCAGTAGATTAGCTAAAGATCCCCGTATCTTACAGGAGATATATAGACGCACTGTAGAGCAGATTGCATTAGCTGCTCCGAAGGCTTTAGCAACAGTTGAGCGATTGGCCGTAACAGCACGTAGTGAGAAGGTACAACTTGAGGCAGCAGCAGATCTGTTGAATCGAGCAGGCATCAAGGCTCCAGATAAAGTCGATCACAGGATTAACGGAGAGATCAGTGTTACTATCGATCTCGGTGGCAAGTGATAACTGATAGGAATCTGTACCCCCCATGTGTAGTGTAATGCATGGGGTGGGGTCAAAAAATGGAAGAGGTGGTATTGCGAGTGAACCCCTATCTGTATTTTTCCCTTCAAACCCGCGAGGTGAATGATGGCATACACAAAGCCCGGACTTAGGGATCGTATTAAGGCCGCTGTGATGCGTGGCTCTGAAGGTGGTAAGGCTGGTCAGTGGTCTGCGCGTAAGGCTCAGTTGGTGGCTCAGCGTTATGAGAAGGCTGGTGGTGGTTACTCTGGTGGCAAGACGAAGGAGCAGGAGTCGCTCTCTAAGTGGACAAAGCAGAAGTGGCGCACTAAGTCTGGTAAGAAGTCGTTAGTTACTGGTGAGCGTTACCTGCCGGAGAAGGCAATTAAAAAATTGTCCCCCTCCGAATATGCGCGGACTAGTGCGGCGAAGCGTGAAGGCATGGCGAAGGGCAAGCAGTTTGTTCGGCAGCCTAAGTCCATTGCCGAGAAGGTTAAGCAGTTTAGAAAGTAGGAGTATTGATATGCCGATGGTTGGTGACAAGAAGTTTGGTTATGGTGCTAAGGGTATGGCTGCTGCTAAGAAGGCTGCTGTCAAGACTGGCAAGCCAATGAAGATGGCTAAGCCAAAGGCTAAAAAGAAATGAAGAAGAAGAACTGGATCAAGGACGCAATCAAGAAGCCCGGTGCGCTACGCAAGACTGCTGGCGTGAAGAAGGGTGAAAAGATTCCTGCCAAAAAGCTGGAGGAGCTTGCGGAGAAGAAGGGTGTTACTGGGCAACGCGCTCGGTTAGCCAAAACTCTCAAGGCAATGGCGTCTAAGCGTGGCTAAGGATTATCGCCTCTCTAAAGCTGGTGTCGCTGGGTACAACAAACCCAAGCGCACACCTAGCCATCCCAAGAAGTCTCACATCGTTGTGGCTAAAGAAGGTAGTCTAATTAAGACGATCCGCTTTGGTGAGCAAGGTGCTAAGACTGCTGGCAAGCCCAAGGCTGGCGAAAGCGAGGCGATGAAAAAGAAACGAGCAAGCTTCAAGGCTCGTCATGCTAAGAACATCCGTAAGGGCAAACTGTCTGCCGCTTACTGGGCTGACAAGGTAAAATGGTAAATGGCCTATCCGATACGCCCGAAAAATCTAAAGAAGATCGGTGTCGATGATGACAACGTAGCCGCGCTACGCGATCTTCAGCGTAAGGTTACGGCGTTGACGGAAGGCCAGCCTAACCAAGCTGGTGTAGGCTCTTTGACTTGGAGCGATGCGCTCGGCACTTTCACTATTACAAAGCCCGGTGGAACTGTTGTTCCTGTAGGCACTGTAACTAGCGTTGCGGCCTCTGGCGGCACTACTGGTCTTACCTTTTCTGGTTCACCTATTATTGGATCTGGTACTCTCACACTTGGCGGGACACTTGATTTAGATAACGGCGGAACTGGCGCGACTACTGCTGCCGGAGCGCGAACCGCTCTTGGTTTGGGTACTGCTGCTACTACAGATGCCTCTGCATATGCTACCGCGGCTCAAGGCGCTAAAGCTGATACTGCTGTTCAAACTATTTTATCTGCCGATGGTTCTGTAACTATAACTGGAACTACAGCTATAGACCTTTCCGTTGTCGTTGCTGGTTCAACATCTAATGTCCTGCTGCCTGTTCGCAACACCACGGGCGCAACGCTCACAAAAGGCACTGCGGTATATATCAGCGGCGCTACTGGTCAGCGTTCTACTGTTAGTAAGGCGATTGCAACAAGTGACGCAACATCTGCGCAGACACTTGGTTTAGTTACCGCTAATATTTCTAATAACTCCAATGGCAATGTGACGCTTATTGGAACCATTATTGATATTGATACATCTGCCTACACGGATGGTCAGCAACTATATCTTAGCCCAACAACGGCTGGAACACTGACAGCAACTAAGCCATATGCACCTGACCACTTGGTTTACATGGCAGTTGTTGAATACGCGCATCCAGTGCATGGCAAGTTATTTGTCAAAGTCCAAAACGGTTATGAAATGGACGAACTGCATAATGTTGCGGCCCAATCCCCTGCTAATAACGATGGCCTGTTTTACAACACAACGACAAACTTATGGGAAAAGAAGTCGATTGTTACGGCGCTTGGTTACACACCTTACAACGCTACAAACCCTGCTGGCTACACGACTAACACAGGAACAGTTACTAGTATTAACTTAACTGCTGGCACAGGCATCGCCGTTTCTGGTGGGCCAATTACGTCTTCTGGTTCTATTACTGTAACGAATACCGCGCCAGATCAGGTCGTATCTTTAGCTGGCGCTGGCACAACTGCCATTACTGGAACATATCCAAGTTTCACGATTACATCGAATGACCAGTATGTCGGAACTGTAACAAGCGTTAGCGGCGCAGGCACTGTCAACGGCATCACGCTTACTGGATCAGTAACTAGTAGCGGCTCTTTGACGCTGGGCGGAACTCTTAGCGGGATTGTTAATAGCCAACTGACAAACTCATCTATTACAATTAACGGCTCTGCAATTAGTCTTGGCGGTTCTGTTTCGGTTGGGACTGTTACAAGCGTTGGTGGCACTGGCTCGGTAAATGGAATCACGCTCACCGGCAATGTCACTTCAAGTGGCAGTCTAACGCTCGGCGGCACACTGTCGAACGTCAGCCTCACAACGCAAGTCACAGGCACACTTCCAGTTGGCAATGGCGGCACAGGCACAGCTACGGCGTTCACCACTGGCTCCATCGTCTTTGCTAACTCATCCGGCATTTACGCCCAAGACAATGCCAACTTCAACTGGAACAATACCAACAAGACGCTCGGTGTTGGTCGCACTGCATCATCTAACGTGCGCGTTTATTCCAAGGGCGGCACAACGGGTTCAGGCGCGTTCTCTTACTATGGTGAGAACAGCGCGGGGACTGGCTGCTTTGGTATCCGCGACGATGGCGCATTTTATTCTGGTCAAGCATCTCTTTCGCCTTACAACCTGACCACTGCTGCTGCTGCAAACCTAGTCGTTGCTGCGGACTATTATCTGTATCGCTCAACTTCTTCGGCGCGTTACAAGAAGAACATTGTTGATTATGATCGCGGGTTGGATGCGATAATGTCGCTACGCCCTGTCTATTACGAAGGCAAAGGTGAGATCGACGAAGGCAAGCGGTTTGCTGGTTTTGTCGCAGAAGAAGTTTACGACGCTGGGCTAACTGAGTTCGTTGTATTGGACGAAGAAGGAAAGCCTGATGCATTGCACTATGGCAATATGAATGCGCTTTTAGTAAGTGCGCTACAGGAAGCTCTCTATCATATTACCATTTTAATTAAACGCGTAAACGAGTTAGAAAAAAAACAGTAAGGGACATTATGAGCTTTGCTAATATGATTTCTATTGAGGATCGCCGCCGCCTCCGGCACATTGTTCGCAAGGTTCATTTGTCGCATTATCCTGCTGACAAGCTTACCAATGTTGAATGCGATAAGCTAATCGATGCATGGGGGCCAGAAGTCGTGTCAGATATTATCCGCAAAACTATGAATGCTGGGCAGATCGCTTGAGTGGTTTAAAGTACAAGCCGGGCGGTGAAACGCTTCGGCAGTTCATGCTAGATGATCACTTCTTCCGTGGATTGCGTGGGCCTGTAGGTTCTGGCAAATCCGCTTGCTGCGCCATTGAAATGTTTCGTCGATCCTTAGCACAGGAACCAAACAGTGAAGGTATACGGAAAAGCCGTTGGGCCGTGGTACGTAACACTAATCCGCAGCTCCGCACCACTACCATTAAAACATGGCTCGATTGGTTTCCAGAGCATATATGGGGGAAAATGCTTTGGCATCCACCGCCTTATACTCACCACATCAAAAAGGGCGATCTGGATATGGAAGTTATTTTCTTGGCGCTTGATCGTCCAGAAGATGTAAAGAAACTTCTATCTCTTGAACTTACGGGCGTATGGATAAACGAAGCAAGAGAAATCCCCAAGCAAATCGTTGACGCTTGCACAATGCGTGTCGGACGTTTCCCTTCCATGAAAGATGGTGGGCCTACATGGTATGGCGTTATTGCGGATACAAACGCTCCAGATGAAGATCACTGGTGGCCTGTGATGGCAGGGGAAGCGCCTCTCCCAGATCACGTATCCCGTGAAGAAGCAATGATGCTTATTAAGCCGGACACATGGCGATTTTTTACCCAGCCGGGCGGTATGGTAGCCAATATCGACAATGAAGGTAATGTGCAAAACTACCAAAAAAATCCTTTGGCCGAAAATCTTTCGAACCTGACACCCAACTATTATCCAGATATTATCACTGGTAAGACTAAGAGTTGGATCGATGTCTATGTCATGAACAAACTTGGCAGCCTTTCTGATGGCAAACCAGTTTACCCAATGTTTGACGAGTCCGTGCATATTGCTAAGGAGCCAATTCTTCCAACGCCCGGTATTCCAATTATTGTCGGACTTGATTTTGGTCTAACCCCAGCGGCGGCTTTCTGTCAGATGGTGCGTGGGCGGTGGTTTGTGCTGCACGAATTGGTAGCGCAAGACATGGGGATAGTTAGATTCGCTGAGTTACTAAAGATTGAAATGGCCCAGAAGTTTCCGGGATCTCAGTTTATTGTGTATGGAGATCCGGCTGGTGACTATCGTGCGCAGACAGACGAACGAACACCATTCCAGATTTTACGGCAAGCTGGAATTACTGCTTACGTTGCACCAACAAATGATCCTGCACTGCGTATTGAAGCCGTAGCCACACCCCTCAATCGTATGGTTGATGCGCAGCCGGGCTTCTTAATTGATTCGCGTTGCAATAACTTAACCAAAGGTTTTCGTGGTGGCTATCACTATCGCAGACTACAGGTATCAGGTAATGCTCGGCATGAAGAAAAGCCGGAAAAGAATAACTTCTCTCACGTACATGATGCATTGCAATATGCTTTTTGTGGTGGCGGAGAAGGCCGTGCATTAACCACAGGTCGAACTGATACGCGTCCAGTAAATGGTCGCGCTATTTTTGATCTATTCAAAAAACCAAATAGATTGCGCCGCTCAACTTTTTAGTCCATTGCTTATCTAGGTGCAGTCGATTCATTGAGTTGACATGGGAGCTATATCTTATGTGCTTTAAGAAACCAAAGATGCCTGCTGCATCTACCGAAGAAATGCAGGCTGAGGCTGAATTAAAACAGCAGCGCGAAGCTATGCGAGCAGAATTGGCTACTGTAAAGGCCGAATCGAAAGATCGTCGTATGCAAGAAGCGATTGCTAAATCTACTGGTCGGTTTGGTTTCCGCTCTTTACTTTCTGGTCGCAAAGGCGGACAGGGTTTTGTTTCTCGCAGTTTGATGGGATAATTATAGATGCCTGTTGTACAACAGCCAGCGATTAGCATTTCTTCTAACGCTACAAGTGCGGAGCGAGTACTGGCTCGTTTTCAACGTGCCAAGGTTTTACGAGAGCCTTGGGTTTCAGAGTACGAAGAGTGCTATGAATACGCACTACCAAGCCGCGAAAGCTTTTATGCGCAAGCTGCTGGACAGTCTCGAACAGATAAAATTTTTGATGAGACTGCAATTGTGGGTGTGCAGGAGTTTGCATCACGCCTACAATCTGGTCTTATTCCTAATTATGCGCGGTGGGCTGAACTTATTGCAGGCTCAGAGATCCCAGAAGAAGAGCGTTCAGAAGTTAATAAAGCTTTAGAGGACGTTACTGAATACGTTTTTGAGATCATTCAGAACAGTAACTTTGCGCAAGAAGCAAACGAATCACTAATTGATATTGCTCTTGGCACTGCTTGTATGCGTGTTGACGAGGGTGATGCGCTTAATCCTGTAATGTTTACGGCAGTACCACTGCCACAATTATATCTTGATACTGGGCCAGATGACAAGTTGGACTCGATATTCCGTGAGCGTTCTATCAAAGCTTCGAATATCAAAGTCGCTTATCCCAATGCCAAGTTGCCAATGGAACTTGCGCGTGAACTTGCATCCGGCACAGATCGACACGTTACGATTGTAGAAAATGTGTATCGTGATTGGTCATCCACTGTAAACGAAGTCAATAAGTTTTGCGTTGTAATCCCCGAATACAATGAAATGTTGGTAGAAGAAACTTATCGTGGCACGGGTTCTAGCCCATATGTTGCGTTTCGTTGGTCTAAGTCGGCAGGCGAAGTATGGGGTCGTGGGCCGCTGCTTAATGCTATGCCTGCGGTAAAAACCACCAACCTCGTGGTGCAAATGATTTTAGAAAATGCTCAGATGTCAATCTCTGGAATCTATACTGCTGAAGACGATGGAATTATAAACCCGTCAAACATTCGCTTGATTCCCGGGACAATTATTCCCGTGGCTCCGGGCAGTTCTGGTATTCGTCCTGTCGGCTCTGCTGGTAGCTTTGACGTTGCTCAACTTGTGCTATCAGATATGCGGATGAACATTCGCAAAGCTTTGTACAACGAAATGCTTGGCAATCCGAATACTACGCCAATGTCTGCTACTGAAGTTGCGCAGCGCATGGCAGACTTGTCACGGCAAATTGGTTCTGCTTTCGGACGTTTGCAGGCAGAGTTTATCAATCCTATTTTGCGGCGTGTTCTTTATATTTTAAAGAAGCAGGGACGCATTGAGATCCCTACTATTAATGGTCGTGAGGTTCAGGTGCGCTCGACTAGCCCATTGGCTCAAGCGCAGGCGTATGAAGACATTACTTCAATCAATCGTTTCCTCGAACTAATACAAGGACGATTTGGCCCACAAATGGTAAACTTGTTTGTTAAGGGCGATGAGGCTACAAAGTACTTAGCTGCTAAATTTGGAGTGCCAGACAGCCTTGTCCGCAATGAAGCGGAACGGGCTGAGCTTGCACAAAACATATCACAGATGGGACAAGCGGGACAAAATGGAATCGACGCATCGGGTCTTGGGGGCTGACGGAATTAACCGAAGCTCTAAGGAAGACGAAGAACTTAATCAAATCATCTCAGCCTTGTTTCGATCACGGGCTGGTAAGCGGGTTTTAGATTACCTGCGATCCATAACTATTGAGTATGTAGCAGGCCCAAACATTAGTGATGGTGAACTGCGGCACCGAGAAGGAATGCGCTACCTTGTCGGTATCATCGAGGAGCGCATGAGAATGGGACAGAAGTGATGGAAGAACAAACTGAAAATGCAGAAGCAACTGAATCTGTAGAAACCCCTGCAACTATTGAGCGCCCAGAATGGTTGCCCGAAAAGTTTTGGGTAGACGGAAACGCATCCTACGAAAACCTTGCCAAGTCTTATTCCGAGCTAGAAAAAATGCGCGGCAATATGAAAGAGGCCGTGGTTAAAGAGTTTGAAGCTGAACGGATTGGTGCGCGTCCAGAATCACCTACTGATTACAAACTGCCCGAAGCGGACTATCTTGATGGTGATCAACTTGCAGGCAGTCCCATTGTTGAATGGTGGCGCAACTTTGCTCATGAAAGCGGCTACAATCAAGAGCAGTTTGAAACTGCTATTAACAAGTATGCTGAAGTCGAAGTCGCTCGAATTCAGGAATCTTATCAGCGTGAGATAGCTGCACTTGGTGAGAATGCCGATGCTCGTATTGAAGCTGTGACACTTTGGATGAACAATACTTTTAGCGAATCGCAACGTGAGGCATTGGCAGATGCCTGCGCTACAGCTTCTGGTGTTGAGGCTGTTGAGCAGATCATCAATATGCTTAAGGCTAGTGGGAATGTAGATCCTGCTGCCTTTGAAAAGCCACCAGAAGTTACTCGTGCAGATGTTGAAAGGATGATGCAGGATCGTCGCTATTGGCATCCTGCTGATCGTGACCCTGCTTTTGTTAAGCAGGTAGAGGACTTCTTTAAAAAATCTTTTAGCGCATGATCCGCAAGCTAAAAGCTAGTGACATTGCCGAGGTTATGCAATTAGCCAAGGCAATGCACGAGGAGTCGCCTTTTTATAATTGCTATCCTTTTAGCGAAGAAAAAATAACCAGACTTTATGAAGTCTTTCTTCATGATCCAGATTGGCTTTGCGTAGTTGCAGAGTTTAACGAAAAGATCATTGGCTTCTTAGCAGTAACAATTGTTCCTACCTTTTTTGGGGATGCTCGTTTTGTTGAGGACATATCTTTTTACGTTGAGCCTAAATATCGCGGGACTAGTGCTGCACTTCGTTTAGTTCGATTTGTAGAAGAGTGGGCTATCATGAATGAGGTCGCAGCAATTAGGGTTGGTATTACTACTGGCACTAATCCTAAAGCTGCGGGTAGTTTCTTTGTTCGTCTTGGTTACGAAGAAAGTGGCAGACTATACACGAAATTAGTTGGGATGAGCAATTAGTCCATTGATGTATTGTTCATTTCAATTGATTTGGACAGTTAGGCCCGCAAAGTTACCATCGGCCCGTAAGGATAACCGAATGCAGGACAGGAGCGGATAACCGACTGAAACTGTCGTCACTTAATGAAAGGTAGCTAAAATGGCTCTCGATATTAACGACGCGTTTGTTAAGCAGTTTGAATCCGAAGTCCACATGGCTTACCAGCGGATGGGTTCAAAGTTGCGTAACACCACGCGTTTTAAAGGTAACGTGAAGGGTTCGTCCACCACGTTCCAAAAAGTTGGTACTGGCGTTGCTGGTACTAAATCGCGTCACGGCAACGTGCCTGTAATGTCAGTTGATCACACTGCTGTAGAATGCACCCTCGGTGATTACTACGCTGCTGATTACATTGATAAACTAGACGAATTGAAGATTAACCATGACGAGCGTATGGTAATCACTCAATCGGCTGCTGCGGCTGTTGGCCGTAAGTCCGATGAATTGATTGTTGCTGCTCTTGATGGCACGAGCAACACCATTACCGAAAGCGGTACAACTGGCCTAACTATTGGCAAGATTGAAACTGTGTTTGCGGCATTTGGTGACAATGATGTGCCAGAAGATGGTGAGCGTTACTTCGTTGTTTCGCCTACTGCTTGGACTGATTTGCTGAACATTTCGGCGTTCGCTGATGCGGACTTCGTTGGTGCAGACGATCTTCCATACAAGGGCGGCATGGTTGCTCGTCGTTGGCTTGGCTTTATGTGGATGACCTTCTCTGGTCTCGACAAGGCTTCCAACATTCGCAAGAACTTTGCGTACCACCGTTCGGCTATTGGCCTTGCGTCGGGTGCAGAAGTTTCGACTGAACTGAACTACATTCCTGAGAAGGCAGCTCACCTTGCTACGTCGATGATGTCGCAGGGCGCGGTGTTGATCGATACTCGCGGCGTGTACGAAGTTCAGGCATATGAAGCGTAAGGAGATTTAATCATGGCACTTAATGCTTCAAATCTTTGGAAGGCAACTGGTGGTACCACGAGCCTTCACATCTATCGCTCGACAGATGCTATCGCTACTATTGTTGGTTCTGGTTACTTCAATGGAGTAACTAACAACCTCAAGCAGTGGGATGTTATCATCTGCGTTAGCGATACTGGTGGCACTCCTAAGGTGGATGTTGTGACTGTTACTTCGGCTACTGGTGCCGCGACTGTCACGACTACCGCTGTAGAAGGTGTGACTACTTCGTAAGCAATTGCGGGGAGAGATCTGTGGCTCTCCCCCAACTTTGGACTGGGTGCGTAGTCCCACGCGCTCAGTCCATTTGCTAGGAATTATAAATGGCTGTAACCGATGTAGACATTTGCGCTCGTGCGCTAGTTATGATTGGCGCTCAGCCGATTACGTCTTTTTCTGACGGAACAACCGAAGCTATTGTAGCGAGCAATCTTTATGAAGATACAGTTCGTGATCTTCTTACCCGCCATCGCTGGCGTTTTGCTTCTGGTCAGGCTCAACTTTCTCGTCGAACTGATGCCCCGCTGGATAGCTGGGATGCTGCGTATCAACTTCCTGCTAACTTACTTGTGCTGCATGACCTTACAGTCAACGGCTACAATGTAGTGTATGACCGCTATCAGAATCTTGCATACTGCAATGCGGATGCTGCTGATGTTGTGGTGGCAAACTATACGTTTCGAGCAGAAGAAGATCTCTGGCCTCCTTATTTTATTTCTCTGGTCGAAGTTTATCTTGCCAGTTTGTTTGCCTACGCCGTAGCAAATCAAATCCAAACTGCGGATTACTTAGATAAAAAGGCTTTGCGTCAATTGGCACTGGCTAGAAACATTGATAGCCAAGAGCAGACAACTCGCAAAATGGATCTATCTTTGTTCACTCGTGTGCGCAGGACGATTGGTTAATGGTTGTAGCGCGTCAGATTCAAACAAACTTTTCTAGTGGAGAGCTTAATCCGTTAATGCGGTTTCGCTCAGATACTGGCGCGTACCAAAATGGAGCGGCTCGACTGCGCAACATAGCATTGCTCAATACGGGTGGTGTTACGCGTAGACCCGGCACGACTTATCTTGCTGCACTGCCTGCTCGTTCTCGTCTAGTGTCATTCGACTTCGATGATAATGAGCGGTATATCTTTGCGCTTAGCAATGCCAGACTAACTGTTTATGATGTAAATGGAGCGCTTGTTGCAACTGTAACGAGCGGAGCAACTTGGACAACTAGCCAGTTATTTGAACTGACCTACACGCAGGTTGGCGACACAATGATCTTGGCACACCAAAGTTTTCGGCCCAAAGTCATTACACGCACAAGTGCATCTACCTTCACGATTACTGACTTTACGTTTGATCAATCCGTCAATGGCAGATTAACTTATCAACCATACTATAAGTTTGCCAATGATGCTGTGACGCTATCATGCTCATCTACAACGGGTAGTGTCACGCTAACAGCTTCGTCTGCGTCATTTACTGCTAACTATGTAGGACTGCGTTTGCGTTGGCAGGATGTCGAGATTGCCATTACTGGCTATACTAATTCGACTACCTTGACAGGCACGGTTCAGGGAACATTAAAAGCAGAGTATGACATTGATCCGTTTCGTAGTGAGATTAGCTCGACTACGGTTGAAGTTACTCATGTACTGCATGGGTTTGCTACTGGCGCGACTATTGTTATTACGGGTGCAAATGCTGTTGGCGGTATACCTGCCACAGAATTAAATGCCTCACATACAATTACCGTTATTGATGATAACCGATACAGCATAGCAGTTACAACTGCTGCTACGGATAGCATTGATGGCGGTGGGCCTGCGGTGTTCTATACGTCTAGCACTACGGCAACGCGCACATGGTATGAACCCGTATTCTCTACGCCAAATGGCTGGCCTGCTGCTGTTGCGTTTCATGATGGACGCCTATGGTTTGGTGGTACGACTGCCCAGCCAGATGGATTGTATGGCAGCATGATAAACCAATACTTTAACTTTGATGTTGGTGAAGGCTTGGACAATCAAGCTATTCAAGTTGCAATTGGTTCGGAAGATATTTCTAATATCCAGCACATTGTTTCTAACCGTGACTTACAGATCTTTACAGCTACCAGTGAGTTTGTAGCGCCTCGTGGCAATGGGCAGGTATTAACGCCTGCCAATACACGGGTGCTTCGCCAAACTCCTTATGGCTGCAACTTTGTAACGCCGATTCCATTTGATGGCGGTACATTGTTTGTCCAGAACTCTGGCAAGGGTGTGCGTGAATTTATCTATGCAGATAGCGAAAATAGTTACGCCTCAACTGATCTAAGTCTGCTTGCCTCGCATCTTATTATCAATCCTCGTGATCTTGCTGTTCTTTACGGCACGGCATCGCGTAACGAACAGTATGCTAGTGTGGTAAACAGCGACGGAACAATGGCTGTATTCCATTCCGCTCGTGCCGAGGGACTTGCAGGCTGGTCATTGT